AGTGGTGTATATTGAGTAGATTCCAATGGAACAACATTTCTCGTATTTGTTCCAGTATTCCAAGAAATAGTATTCATAGGAACAATTGGGAACATTTTAAAGTTCTCAATCTTGACGATTCCTCTTATATCCATACTATCCTCACTATATTGCTTAGTGATATTATCAAAATATTTGATATAAACTTCGAAAACTTCAAGATTATGAAATCCTCTATACTCTGGTTTGAACCAATCTTCTCTACTGAACATTGGTAACATTCTGAGATTTATAGAAATATTACCAAGAGGAATATTATCAAATAATCCCCTAAATAATAAATTCTGTTGTCCAGCTGGAAGTGGCGTCATATTATAATCCAATACAATAGCCTTACCAGATTGAGATCTTGCATCTTCAATCTTAATACCATTTGCAAAGAATTTAGTTGTTGGTTTAATCTTAGTCTTATCAGTTTCAATCTTATCAGCAGTTAAGATCTCTCCGCCAACTCCTCCACCACCATGTCCACCAGAACCTGCTAGGCTATATTCATTTCCTTCCCAGTCTTCCAGTCTACAATATCTACGTTCATTAGCCATAATTTAATTATACCTCCCAAATAGATTGTGCACCAGTATCATCAGATCTATATAATGCACCCTCTAAGTCTCCAGATTCTTCCATATAATACCAACGATTATTAATCTTGTTCCAACCTTTAACCATGATACCATCTTCTTTAAAATAGTACCAATGTTTATTTACAACATTCCAACCTTTCATAAGAGAACCATCATCATTAGTATAAGTCCAGTTGTTATTAGAATCTTTCTGCCAACCGTTCTTAATCTCTTCTTTAACTTCTGGTTCAATTGGAGTTGTAAATAATTTAGCTTCAGCTCGTCTTCTTAATGTAAGACCTGGGAGAACTAAACCACCAGCATGATTGAAGTTTACAAAATCTTCAGCAATTTGTTGTTTAGTCTTAGTTTTATCTCCAGTAAGTTTCTTTAAGCCACCAACATTGAATGCAAAAGATACTAGAGCATCAAACTCATTTTGATTCCATCTATAAACAGAATCATACTTATTTACAATATTCTCAGCATATTTGCAATCAGAGATTAAATACTTAATGGCTTCATTTTGAGTTATAGTCATACCAGAGGTAACTCCCCTAGTATGACCATATCCAATAGTCCAAACTTTTCCATGTTTGTCCCAATATGCTTGAAGTCTACAACCTTCATATTTCTTTATAAGATTAATCCCGTTTATAGATACTTGTTTCATATTATACTCCAGTTCCGTTAACCACTAATACCTTTTCTGTAAGATTATATGGTGATAATAGACCCATACTATTACTATTTATGGTAAATTTTATTCTAAGCTTTTTAATATTTGACAAAATCTTAAATCCTTGGAATAGTTGAACATTCTTTTCACCACCACTTGAATTAAACTTCCAAGCACAAACCTTCTCATTTCTAACATCTGGACTAACATCAGTATCATCATCCATACCATTATCAACAGTCATTGTTGCTATACGATAATCCCATGTACTAAATGAATAGAATTCTAAATTACAACTGATCGTGATATCCATAAATTCTGAAAATTCTGGAAGATCTAATATAAACTCTTTTGGTTTGGAGTAAGTCACATCTTCAGTAACCGGTATAGTTTTTCTAAAAGATATAAGTTTCTTTTCAGTTGGTATAACTATAGGCTTTACCGGATAGGTCTTATAAAAAGCTTCTCTAATATCATTTATCTTGTTTATAGTTTCATCCAGAGATGTTTTAATTCCAACAACAGTTTCATCCTTCTTAATAATACCAGGATAATCTGGAAGAATCTGTGCATTAGCTTCAAGCTTTGCAGTAGTCTTAAGTAACTCTTCAGTTCTTGTTCTAATGAAGTTTACTTCATCCTTTGTAACAGAGAAAGATGTTGGAAGTTTTGCTTCTATAACACCAAGATTAGTCTTCAATTGTTCAAGACTACTCTTCATTGTAGTTATATCAGATGAAACATTGGTAGGAATATTTCCAACAGTTGTTTCAACTGTAGACATTCTGTTCTTAAGAGAACCAATTTCACTAGCATTAGAGTTATTCAACTCGTTTGGTAAAGCTTCAACTTTTTCCTTCATCTTAGAAGTTGCTAAGATTGCTTCATCAACCTTAGCTCTTAAAGCTGTACCTTCTTCCTTAGTCATTGTAATTGTACTAGGAAGCTTTAACAATGCAACTTCTCTGGTGATATTTTCAAACTTGCTCTTAAGATCATTAATAGCAGCTTCAGATGTTGTATTAGCAGCTTGTTGTAAAGTTGTAACCTTAGTCTGAAGTTCCTGTAGTGTACTCTTGATTGAGTTTATCTCTTCAGAGTTTACAGCTGGTGTTGTTCCAGTGGCTGCTGGTTGTGTTGCTCTACCCCCACCACCTAAATTTAGATCAGGCACACCACCAAGCTTTGTTACCATTACAATAAGATTATCAACTTTATTTCTTAAAGAGTTTGCTTCATCCTTAGTAATGCTGATAGTATCTTGCAATTTAATAGCAGCAAACTTAGCTTGTAAATCAGATATATTACTCTTTATAGTGGTAATCTCACTATCTGATACAGAAGATCCACTACCAGATGTAGAACCACTTGTGGTTGGAAGATTGTCAACTTTATTCTTTAAAGTATCAACAGTGTTCTTTAAAGAATCTAAATCAACCTTCTTTGCAAATCCACCTTCTGGTAACTGAAGTGTAGCTAATTGATTTTGAATATTATCAATATTCTGCTTTACATTCTTAAGATCTTCTGTTGGTAATTTGCCAATAGCTTCCTTAAGATTTCCGGTATCAACAAGAGCTTGATCTACCTTCGTTCTTAAAGCATTAGCTTCCTCGCTAGTCATAGCAATCTTATCTTGAATTGTTAGACCAGCCATCTTAACTTTGAATTCATTCACAGTTTTCTTCAAAGCTGCTAAGTCAACTTCTAATGCATCCTGTTTAGATACTGGAAGTGAATCCATTTGTTCTTGCATCTTTGCAAGCTTAGAGATAGCTTCATCCATCTTTCCTCTAAGATAGTTTGCTTCATCTTTAGTCATAGATAAATTATCTTTGAGGTTAAGCTTTGATACATCTGTCATCATAGATGCAACATTTTTCTTTAATTGAACCAATTCTTCAGCATTCATATTTGTCGTAATAGCCTCCGGTAATGAATTTATTTTTTCATTTAAATCACTAAGCTCATCCTTGAGACCTTCAACGATCTCTTTAGTAGCAACGTTACCAATTCCTGTACCAGCAATTGGTCCACCACTATTCATATTATTGGCTAGATACTCTTTAAGAGTAACATCTCCATCCATCAATACAGAATCTGCTGATGTTACAACGTTAACAGGTTTGCTCTTACCCGTCGATTTATCAAGCATACTAATTCGTACGTTTTTTAACTTATCCATTCTATACTTTGAATCCTTTCATATTTTTATTGAGAATCTTCCCTCGGTTCTACATGTCCATCACTAACTCTAGCCACATCTTCCGAAGAAGATCCAGTTACACCTTCTGTTGCAATAGGAGTTGTTGTTTCAGAATTATGATCATTACTTACAGGATTAGCCGCTACAGGTTCTGTGTGAATACCACCATCAATCACAGGTTGAGGTACAGCTGCAACAGGTTGTTCTTCATGAATACCATTGTCAATCACCATATTAGCTTCTTCGTGATGAGTATTCTCTTCTGTATGATTCTCTGGTGGTTTAATTAAACCTTCTTCATTATGAAGTCCAGATTCATCATGTGTTTCAGCAGTTGTATGAGTCACCTCTGCTGCTACAGGAGAAGATTCTGTATGAGTTTCTGATTCATGAGTTTCTGAATTAACAACGCTATTAGTTTCAGTATGAGTTGTATCTCCAGTTGGTGGTTGTAATCCTGTTTCATCATGATGATCTTCAGTTGTTACTGAAGATGATTCTGTATGAGTTGTTTCTTCATGTTTTCCTTCTTCAGATCCGGCAACGTTTGTATGTGTATCTTCGTGATTTTCTTCAACAGTGTTATGAGAAGATGTATCCTCCGTATTTACACCATGATCATCTGTAGAAGGTTGTGGTTGTAAACTAGTATCGGCATGATGATCTTCAGTTGCTACAGAGTGAGGTTCTGTATGAGTCTCTTCATGTTTCTCTTCAACAGTGTTATGAGATTCATCTACATGAGCAGATGTATTTTCTTCATGCTTCTCTTCAACTGGATGATTGGTTTCAGATTCAACAACCTTATTTTCTTTTTCAACTACCGGTGAAACAGGATGTCCTTGATCGTTTTCAGAAACGTTTCCACTATTTTCTCTTTCATGGTTTGCTTCATGTTTTTCATTGGCTTCACCTCCAGTAGTAGAATGTTCGTCAACAACTGGTTTCTCTTCCTCTTTATGCTCAGGTTTAGGTGGTAATATAGCTCCAACAGTTTTCCATTCCAAACCATCTTTACTATATTCCAATTGTCCATTCTCATTTTCTCTGAGCATACAAACAGCTTGATCTTCATTAGCTACAGTACACACTGGATTAGATATCATGGAACCAGTCTTTAATACTTTAATTCCAACAATATCATCAATGTTGACATATACAACATGACCAGCATGTTTATCAGAACCATCTATCTGAAGATAAATTGTTCTATTGATTACAGCAAATGAAGAGTTTAATTTATATCCAATCTTGGTAATCTTACCATTGATTGTGGATATTTTTGTATTCTCCCTATATT